GATACTCGTCGGGTGGAGCGATTGACGCTGGAATCCTGGCAACGTTTTCTGATGTCAAAGTCAACAACCTTATCTCAAACCTTAAACAAAAGAACTTCCCTGAAGTTCGGAAGTGGGTGGTGGATAATTTGGATAATGATTCTGGCGTACTTCTCCGCCGTATTTACGATGCTCTTTATACATCCTTGGCAAACGCTAGTATTCCTGCTGCTGTGCTTATCATTGCTAAGTATCAGTATCAGATTGCCTTCGTTGCGGATCAAGAAATAAACCTTCTAGCTTGTCTGACTGAGATTATGGTAGAGTGTGAGTTCAAATGAAACAGCACCCAAAACATTCGCGTTATTTTGTAACTCAAGATGGCGATGTATATCGTCTTCCTGTAAAGAACGAACGAATGCCTATTAATGAAGATGGTTTAGTTTTTATAAAACCATTTTTACGTGGACATCCCAAATACCCGGAAAAACAATATTTCTCTGTCAATATTACTATCAGAGATGAGAATGGTAAATATGTTAAACAAATAACTCAATATATTCATAGGTTAGTTGCAGAAACTTGGGTTCCAAATCCGCACAAATACACAGAGATACTGCATGTAGATGAGAACAATCGAAATAATCATTACACTAATCTAAAATGGGGAACTCATATTGAGAATATGGAGGGTGTTGTGGGTTCTTGTGCTACTCCTAAATCATATAAAATTACCGACACAAGCAACGGAAAAGTTTGGAATGGTAATAACATAGCAGAGTGGGTAAGACAAAATCTTGATCTTATCACTCCTCGTATGAAGTCTTCAAATCATAAAATTAGTGACATCGCTAAACATTTGGCTAATGCCAGATTAAATAATCGTATGATTTGGAAATTTAAAGTTGAATATGGAGTGTGAATTCAAATGACAGAGCAGGAATTAGAACGAGAAAGATGTATTGATGATGACTATGAAGTCGTCAATAATTACTATCGTGCTAAATACTGGCACCCAAATATTCCTTTCTATCTACAAGATGAGAATGGAGATACTTATGAGTTTGGGTGGAAATTAATTTATGAGTATATCGCTAACTTAAATGATACTGACTGAGAGTGATGCGGTTTATGCCGCAGATAAATTTATTGATTATTATACTCAGTTCAATCGTATTGATGATTATCTAAGGCACATCAAGGAAGATAGAGGTGAGAACAGATCAGGATATCTTCCTGGTTTTGGTGCAGATTCGGATATGTTTGACAAGTTTGATATGCACCCCAATGACATGAATTTTGAAGTTCATGTTGTTGACACTGATGCAAAAAGTCGTTCAAAGTATAATCAGTGGCTCTATTCAGAGACACTGAATTTGACTGCATCTAATCCTATTGAAGAAGCAATTCCTGGTAGGACACATAAGTGGATTGTAGTTGAAACAAACACAGACAAGGTTATTGGTGTTGTGAGGTTTGGTTCACCTACTATTAATAGCAAACCCCGCAATAATTACTTTGGTGAAGTCAAGTCTCTTGGTGATATTAATGCTCATTTCGTTATGGGTTTCAATATCGTACCTACTCAACCTTTCGGATACAATTATCTCGGTGGTAAGTTGCTTGCACTTCTAGCATCATCAAAAGAACTGAAGCAACAGTTTGATGAGAAGTATGGAACAGATCTCAAATACTTTGAGACTACTTCTCTCTACGGAAGCACTAAGGGTGTATCAATGTACGATGGACTCAAACCGTTCCTGAGGCACATCGGAGACACTGAAAGTAAGTTCTTGCCGCTGTTTCATGATGATGTATTCAGAGACTTCTTCTGGTGGTTCAACGATCGTAATGGCGGTGAGCGTTTGATATCTGCTGATAAGTCCTCAAAGAAACTGAAGATTCAAGTCAAGATGATTTCTATTATTAGGAACTCTTTGAAGGATGATGACAAACTAAAGCAGTTCAATAATTGTATTGATCACGCAATGTCTCTCACAGAAAAGAAAAGATATTATCTTGGAGATTTCCGCCATACTTCTGAGGAAGCAATCACCTGGTGGAAAAAGAAAGCATCCAAGCGTTTTGAAAAACTTAAGTCTGAAGACAGAGTAAGAACTGAACTTGAGATTTGGGGATCTACAGAAAATATGGAGATCATTAGATAATGGAACTCAAAGATTGGTTGAACTCAATTAACTTTACAAAAGAAGATTTGTCCGAGGACATGAAGTCCTATCCACCATATATCGTCAATCGCTGCTTATCTGGACACATTGATTGTGTGTTGTTCGCTAATGAGATGAACAAGAATCACTTTCTTGATAAGGATATGCAATATAAATTTTATCTAAATAGTCTGAGGAAAAAGAAGAGATTTTCTCCCTGGCTCCGTAAGGATAAAGTCACGGATCTCGAAAGTGTCAAACAATACTATGGTTATAGTAATGAGAAGGCATGTCAAGCTCTGAAAATCCTGACACAAGAACAGATTAACTTTATTAAAAAACGACTTGACGTTGGAGGAACAAAATGAGTAATACTGTGGAACCTCAGTATCACTGGACTCAGGATCAGATGATCGAAGTCCTACTTAATGAACCAGATGATTTCCTAAAGGTAAGAGAGACACTGACGAGAATTGGAGTTGCTTCTAGGAAAGAGAAGAAACTTTATCAGTCTTGTCATATTCTTCACAAGCAGGGCAAGTATTATATTGTCCATTTTAAGGAATTGTTTGCGCTGGATGGAAAGCACGCTAATCTTTCTATTAACGATGTTCAGCGCCGTAACCGTATTGTTCGTCTGCTTTCTGATTGGGGATTGATCTCTATCGTTGATGAAGATACTGTTCTTGACATTGCTCCTCTGAATCAAATCAAAGTTCTTTCTTATAAGGACAAGGGTGAGTGGATTCTTGAACAGAAATACAACATTGGTAAGAAAGGCAAAGAGAATGCCCAACAAACCGAATAAAAATGAGCGGGTTTCACACCCGCTTTTTTATGCTTAGTTGTATAATTAGTATGTACGCCGGAAGGGTACACACAACACACTCTCGCTTAAATAAGGAGAAGTCAAATGACAAACTTAATGAAGTTTAATGCTGCCGATTTGGATCAGTTGATGGATAAAATCACCCGTAATTCTATCGGGATTGATGATTATCTAAACAACGTCTTCCATACCCAAACACAAAGCAACTATCCCCCATATAATGTTGTACAATTAAACAATACTGAGACTAAACTTGAGATTGCTCTGGCTGGATTTACAAAAGATGAAATCAAAGTTTATACAGAGTATGGTAAACTCACAGTCAAAGGGGAGAAAGAAGCAACCACCGAGGAGGGACAATACCTTCATAAAGGACTTGCTCATAGGAACTTTGAAAGATCATGGACACTTGCTGAGGGAACGGAAGTTACTGATGTGACTTTTGAAAATGGACTTCTCAGTGTGCTTGTGAAGAAGATTGTTCCTGAACACCATGCTCGTAAGGATTATCTCTAAATAAAACTGAATATCGTCGTCGCAGACGGAGGGGCAACTGGCCAAATCCAGTTGACGCCCCTCTTTTTTATTGCTAAACTACTAGGAGGTACACACTAAAGATGACTGTAAAACTTTTGCTGCTGAAGTCCGGTGAGGACGTGATTGCTGATGTAAGTGAGATGGCAGTGGGTGAAGACGCAGACAAGAAAGTTCTTGGATATTTTCTTGATAAACCCTGTGTTGTCAAGATTCTGAATGCTGAGCAGCAGGAAGAAGGAGATAAAAAGGCAGCGTTTAATGTTTCAATGTATCCCTGGTGTCCCCTTGCAGAAGACAGTGTTATCCCCCTTCCTGTAGACTGGGTGGTAACAATCGTTGAACCTAAACAAAAACTCAAAGAAATGTATTTGGAGGATGTAGTCGGAAATGGACAAGATAGTGAAGGTGATTCTGCTGACGAACAGCGAGAGACTGATCAGTGAAATTGAAGAGGTAGGTGCTGAAATTGGTGAACCAGATTGCAAGTTGATCAATCCTATGGAGATTTGGGAAAGTAACAACCTTGCTCCTTGGATGATGGATCACACGATGCAAGACACTTTTATGATTAGTTCGGATAAGATCATCACACTTGCTGATCCTATGCCAACACTGCTTGAAAAATACTTAGAACAGACTAAATGAAATTTTACACCAACGTTCAGCTGATCGGTAATCAGTTTTTGGTTCGTGGAGTTGAAGACGGAAAGAGATTTGAGATTCGGGACAGTGAATTCTGCCCTACTCTTTTCGTCAAAAGTAAAAGAGAAACCAAGTACAAAACGCTGGATGGTGAGAGTGTAGAACCTATTCAACCTGGACAGGTTCGTGATTGTCGTGAGTTCTATAAGAAGTATCAAGATGTAGATGGTTTTGCCATCTACGGTAATGATCGGTACATCTATCAATATATCTCTGAGAAGTATCCTCAGGATGAAGTCAAGTTTGACATCAGTAAAATCAAATTGGTGACACTTGATATTGAGACTACTGCTGAAAAAGGATTCCCTGATGTAGAATCTGCATCAGAAGAGATTCTGGCAATCACTATTCAAGATTACACCTCTAAGAAGATTATCACTTGGGGTGTAAAACCATTCATCAACAAACAAAAGAACGTTACTTATCATCATTGTGTTGATGAGCACAGTCTTCTGAATAGTTTCATCAACCATTGGATGCAAGATGTACCTGATGTCATCACAGGTTGGAACATTCAATTGTTCGATATCCCGTACATCTGTAAGCGCCTCAACAGGGTGCTTGGAGAGAAACTGATGAAACGCTTCTCGCCTTGGGGACTGGTGAGTGAAAGTGAAATGTATATTCAGGGACGTAAGCACATCATCTTTGATGTTGGTGGCGTCACTCAACTAGATTATCTTGATCTGTATAAGAAGTTTACTTACAAGGCACAGGAATCATATCGCCTAGATTACATTGCCAGTGTAGAACTGGGGCAGAAGAAACTTGATCACTCTGAATATGATACGTTCAAGGACTTCTACACAAACGGATGGCAGAAGTTTATTGAATACAACATCGTTGACGTAGAACTGGTTGACAGGTTGGAAGATAAGATGAAACTTATCGAACTTGCTCTAACTATGGCTTATGATGCTAAGGTGAATTATAACGATGTGTTCTACCAAGTTCGCATGTGGGACAACATCATCTATAACTATCTAAAGAAGAGGGATATTGTCATTCCTCAGAAACGCCAGACGGACAAGAACGAAAAGTACGCAGGTGCTTATGTTAAGGAACCGATTCCGGGAAAGTATGATTGGGTTGTCAGTTTTGATCTCAACAGCCTTTATCCTCATCTTATTATGCAGTATAATATCTCCCCAGAGACGCTCTTGGATGAGAGACATCCCACAGTTACCGTTGATAAAATACTTAATGAAGAGATAAATTTTGAACTCTACAAGGATAATGCGATTTGTGCTAATGGTGCAATGTATCGCAAAGATGTCCGTGGGTTCCTGCCTGAGTTGATGGAGAAGATGTATGGAGATCGTGTTGTCTTCAAAAAGCGAATGCTTGCTGCCAAGCAGCAGTATGAGAAGACGCCTACTAAAGCACTTGAAAAGGAAATCGCCCGATGTAACAACATTCAAATGGCGAAGAAGATTTCTCTTAACTCTGCTTATGGTGCTATTGGTAATCAATACTTCAGGTATTACAAACTAGAGAACGCAGAAGCGATCACTTTGTCTGGACAGGTTTCAATCCGTTGGATTGAGCAGAAGATGAATGAATATCTAAATAATCTGTTAAAAACAGAGAAAGAGGATTACGTAATTGCATCCGACACAGACTCAATTTATCTTAATCTTGGACCTGTTGTTGATAAATTTCTTGCTAATCGCTCTAGCGACAAAGCAAAGGTTGTGGAGTTACTTGATATGGTTTGTCGTGACAAACTGGAACCGTACATCGACGAATGTTATAGCAACCTCGCGACGTATGTATCGGCGTATGATCAGAAGATGCAAATGAAGCGTGAGAATATCGCTGATCGTGGTATCTGGACTGCTAAGAAGCGATATATTCTCAACGTATGGGACAGTGAAGGTGTTCGTTATGAAGAGCCTAAACTGAAGGTGATGGGTATTGAATCTGTCAAATCATCCACTCCTGCTCCCTGTCGCCAGATGTTAAAAGATGCATTTAAGATTCTGATGACTGGCTCTGAAGATGAAATGATTAAGTTCATCGATTCTAAACGTGAAGAGTTTAAGAAGTTGCCCCCTGAGGAAGTTTCTTTTCCACGCTCTGTTTCTGATGTTGTAAAATATAAGTCCCACGCAAGCATCTATGCCAAAGGGACACCCATCCATGCTAGAGGCGCACTTTTATACAATCATTACATCAAAGAGAAAAAACTTGATGCTAAGTATTCTCTTATTCAGAATGGTGAGAAGATTAAGTTCTGCTATCTGAAAAAACCAAATCACATTCATGAGAATGTCATCTCATTTATTCAAGACTTTCCTAGAGAATTGAATCTTGACAAGTACGTTGATTACGACTTACAATTTGAGAAGTCATTCCTTGAACCTCTAAAAGCCATCCTTGATGCTATTGGATGGAGCGTGGAAAAAACTGTAAACCTTGAACTCTTCTTTGGATAATGGATTTTTTAAAAGAGATTGTAAAAGAAATCGGAGATGACTACACCAAACTCGCATCAGACATCGACGATACTGAACAGTATGTGGACACTGGTTCGTACATTTTTAACGGACTTTGTTCAGGGAGTATATTTGGTGGTGTATCTGGGAATAAGATTACTGCCATTGCTGGGGAGTCTAGCACTGGAAAAACTTTTTTCTCCCTTGCTGTCGTCAAGAACTTTCTGGATTCTAATCCTGACGGGTATTGCTTATATTTTGACACTGAAGCCGCTGTTAACAAGTCTCTTCTCGCAGATAGGGGTTTAGATCTTGATCGTGTCGCTGTTGTCAATGTCGTCACGATTGAAGAGTTTCGCAGCAAAGCACTCAAAGCAGTTGATCTATACTTAAAAAAACCTGTAGATGAACGCAAACCCTGCATGTTTGTGCTAGACTCTTTGGGGATGCTTTCCACCGAGAAGGAGATTACAGACGTTCTGAACGACAAGCAAGTTCGTGATATGACTAAATCGCAACTTGTCAAAGGTGCGTTTAGGATGCTGACTCTGAAACTGGGACAAGCAAACATTCCTATGATCGTTACGAATCACACCTACGATGTCATTGGCGCATATGTTCCTACAAAGGAAATGGGAGGAGGTAGTGGACTCAAGTATGCTGCTTCTACAATCATCTATCTCAGCAAAAAGAAAGAAAAGGATGGAACGACAATCGTCGGAAATCTTATCAAGGCAAAGACTGCTAAGTCGCGTTTAAGCAAGGAGAACAAAGATGTTACGGTTCGTTTATATTATGACAAGCGTGGCCTTGATCGTTACTATGGTTTGCTCGAATTGGGAGAACTTGGAGGACTCTGGAAAAATGTAGCAGGACGCTATGAAATAGACGGTAAGAAAGTCTATGCAAAAGCGATCTATAAAGATCCAGAACAATACTTCACCCCAGAGGTGATGGAAAAATTAGACGAGATTGCAAAACAGGAGTTTAGTTATGGACAATGTTGAGTTTCTAATTCTTAGAAACCTACTTCATAATGAGGAATATGTCCGTAAGGTAATTCCGTTTATCAAAGCAGATTATTTTGAGAATCGTAGTCAAAAGATTGTCTACGAAGAGATTCTCAAGTTCGTAGAGGAATACAACAAACCAGTCACCAAAGAAATTCTTTGTATTGAGGCAGAGAAGCGTCAGGACATTACTGATGGTGACTATAAAGAAATTACACAACTCATTTCTTCATTAGAAGAAGCACCTACAGAGTTTGATTGGTTGGTATCTACCACTGAGAAGTGGTGCCGTGATCGTGCCATCTATTTGGCACTGATGGAGTCCATTCAGATTGCTGATGGACAGGACGAAAAGAAAAATCGTGATGCCATCCCAACAATCCTTTCTGATGCCCTTGCAGTGTCATTTGACACTCATGTGGGACATGATTATCTTCAGGATTATGAGGCACGTTATGAGTCCTACCACAAGAAAGAAGACAAAACCGAATTCGACTTGGAGTATTTCAACAAGATTACGAAAGGTGGTTTGCCTAACAAGACGCTTAATATTGCTCTCGCTGGCACTGGTGTCGGTAAGAGTTTGTTTATGTGTCATGTCGCTGCTTCGGCACTCCTTAACGGAAAAAACGTGCTATACATCACGCTTGAAATGGCTGAAGAAAAGATTGCAGAGCGAATTGATGCAAACCTTCTCAATGTACCCATTCAGGAGATATCAGATCTTCCCAAGATGATGTATGAGAGTAAGGTGACAAAACTCTCAGAAAAGACTCAAGGAACCCTAATTATTAAGGAGTATCCTACTGCGTCAGCACATGCAGGACATTTCCGTGGTTTGCTTAATGAACTCGCTATTAAGAAATCATTTCGTCCTGACATTATTTTCATTGATTACCTTAATATATGTGCTTCCTCTAGGTATCGCGGAAACCTTTCTGTCAATTCATATTCATATATCAAGGCTATTGCTGAAGAACTTAGAGGACTCGCTGTCGAAGCGAACGTACCTATCGTATCTGCCACCCAGACTACCCGTTCTGGTTATGGTAGCTCTGACGTTGAGCTTACTGATACTAGTGAGTCCTTTGGCCTCCCTGCTACTGCTGATTTTATGTTTGCCCTTATTTCAACTGATGAGCTTGAAGAACTCGGGCAGATTATGGTGAAGCAGTTGAAGAACCGATACAACGATCCGACTGTTTATAAGCGTTTCATTGTTGGTATTGATCGTGCCAAGATGCGTCTTTATGATTGCGAACAGACTGCTCAGAATGATATGGTTGACAGTGGGCAGGATGAAGAGTATACTTACGAAGACAAACCTAAAAAGTCCTTTGATGGATTCAAATTCTAATGAACGGTTACTATTCTGTATTTGATCCAAACGGCAAAAAGATCGCTGACTGTGGTATCGAAAGAGATGCAGTTAACCTTATGCACTCTAGAAACAAATATTGGGATGGGCATTACTTCACGTTCAATCCTCTTCCTGGTGACATTATTGATGTTTCTAGCGGCAAGCAACTTCCCACCCGCGACATCGTAGTTAATATGGATGGTGGTGTGGGTGGCAGTTGGCAAGAGGTAGAATACATTGAAGTCGCAGGACAAAAACTAGAATTACAACAATCTGAATTACCTGAAGTAGATTTATGAACAACTACACTGAATTTGTTAAGCAAACCACTAGTGCTCCAAGTCTTGACTATGCAGTTATGGCAACTCGTTTTGCTGAACTGGAAGCAAACGGAACTAACACGACTCAACTTCTTACTGCTGCCCTTGGTTTGACTGCTGAGGCAGGTGAGTTTACTGAGGTTGTGAAAAAGATTGTCTTTCAAGGTAAACCCTACAATGAGGACAATGTGTTCCACATGAAGCGTGAACTGGGAGATATCTGCTGGTATCTTGCTCAAGCATTCATGGCACTGGATACCAACTTTGATGAGATTCTTGATATGAACATTGAGAAACTCTCTGCTCGATATCCTGAGGGAACATTTGACGCATATTATTCTGAAAATCGCCAGGAGGGAGATCTGTGATTAAACTTGAAATGAATCCTCGTGAAGCAGCATCGATTGCACATGCTCTGTTTCTTCACACCAAAGACGACTCTGAATTTTTTGCATCAGAACGTGTACAACTGGTAAGAGGAGTTCTCCATAGACTCTACAAAGAAATTGATGTAGATTTTGAACAACGACAAGAGGCACTAAAGAATGAAACTACTGACACTTGAGGACTACCAAAAGGCTGGAGAAACGTTTTGGCCTAAGTATTGGTATGTGGCAAAGGAACTTGGTGAAGATGCAAAACCAGAACAAGTTCTTAAAGTAATGGAAGCAGTCGGTGGACTTGCACTTAAACTAGCACTAGAAAAAAAGGAAGGCCCCTTTGGATTCAACAAATCAAATGACGGAAACACAGACGACGATTAAAATTCCTGATGGTTCAGAACTGATTGATGAAGCATTCTATGTGTGGAAAACACGTTATGGACTTCATAGCACTATGACTGTTCAGGGAAGAAAAATGCTCACTGGACTGAAAAAAGAAGATGTTGTTGAAATGACTCGATGGCATCTTAAGTGTGAGATTGATGGCACTCTTGATGATTATACAAGAGTAATCAATTCCGGAGTTGTTGGAGGAAAACTCTAAATAGTTAGAAAAAATGGCTACTGGTGTAAAAGAAGGTAGTATTATTGAAGGAATCATGGCGATGTATATTGCCATGATTTTTGCTGACCCTGATGATGGACGGGACATGCAAAAGATGAAAAGTAATATTAGCAAACTTAGAAAAGAAACAGTCCTACAAGAAAATATCAAACCAAGAATTGGAATAAAAAGACTATTTCCAAGAGATGATGATTTGGGTTACAATATTGCCAAAGGAGATTCAAGTGTTAATCCACACATGAAAAGTGGACAGGATTATATCGTTCAACAAATAGATGATAATCCTGCTGATTTTATTCAAGTTGGACTCGAAGTGTATTTAAAACCTGCAGAAGTTTTTCCAGGGTTTGGAAAAGAGTATGAGCAGTATGTCGAAGAAAAAAAGGATTACGGTAAACTTGCTAAAAAGGTTGATAATCTTTTAGCATCAAGGGGATCAATTCTTTTTAGAAGATTGATTGTGGCAAAGAAAAAATTCTTACAAAATAAAAAGGTTGATGTTGTAAGATATGATGTTTTGGCTGATGGTGTTACTGGTGAGCAAGCAGATGGTAATATAAAAGCAGATATCATGGTTACGATCTTTGCGAATGGACAAGAACTTGTCAAAGATCAAATCAATATTTCTGTTAAGAGTGACTCTTCTACTGTTGCTAACTTAGGGGTTGTGAAAGGATTAGAAGCAATGTATGAAGTCATCTCTCCTAGAGGAAAAACAGCGGCGCAAGCTCAAGAACTTCTATCAAATATACAAAAAGCAAAAAGAGATGCAAAACTGCAATATGTCTCCGCATTGTTTGAATTGCTTTCGGAAAGTTTAGTTTCAAGTAATGATCCAAAATTTACTGATAGAGCTTTTAATTTTATTGAGGAGGCAATCTTTGGTGATGATATGGCACAAGTTGTTGATGTGAAGTCAACTGGAGGTAAAATAAAAGAGATGCAACCTGGACAGTTTAGAGCGTATAGAAAATATGGAGATAAAGGAAAACCAATTAAATTGATTGCAAAGAAAATGGCGGGTGATATAAGAATTATGCCTAAAGGTGAAACTAACAACAATAATTTTATTTTTAAATTCAGATTTAGGAAAAGAAATTATAAGGATGGTTCTGGGCAATATGTTGATAAAATTATGATTGAAACAGGCAAACTTACTTACGCTAAATAGAACATAGGAAAACGTATATACATGAAAAGTTTCTTTAAGTTCCTAGGTGAGGCAGAGTCACAAGCTGCAACACAGGCAAGAAAACTTGGTTTGAAAGGTGACGGACACGGTGGTTGGTTAAACCGTGCCGGAGAGTTTGTTGCGAAGACAGAAGACGGTAAGTTAAAATTTTTCAATAAGAATCAGAAACCTGGTAAGGATCCAGATCAAACTCCTAATACAAAGAAGACAACTCCTGTTCTCAAGACAAAAACAATGTCTGTGGACAAGGCACCTCAGAAGAAAAAAGGTGGTAAAGAAGAGGGTGATGGGGAAAAGGAAGTAAGCACGGACACTCTCACACTTGCATTTGGTAGATTCAACCCCCCAACTGTTGGACATGAGAAACTACTTCAAATGGCAAGAAAGACTGCCGCTGGTGGTGACTTAAAAATCTATCCATCAAGAACTCAGGATCCTAAGAAAAATCCTCTTGATCCTGATATGAAAGTCTCTTTCATGAAGAAGATGTTCCCAGACTTTGATGAGAACATCGTTAATGATGATGAGATGAGATCCATCTTTAATGTATTACAAACTGCTGATGGTGAGTACAAAAATGTAACTATCATTGTTGGTTCAGATCGTCAGTCTGAATTTGAAAGTCTTGCCACCAAATATAATGGTGAGTTATACAACTTTGATAACATTCGTGTTGTGTCTGCAGGTGTTAGAGATGCAGATGCTGAAGGTGTAGAAGGAATGTCTGCATCTAAGATGAGAAAGGCAGTTGTTGATGATGACTTTGAAGCATTCAAGAGAGGTGTTCCCTCTAGTGTAAAGGACGCCGATGCCCAAGCACTTTATGATGCAGTCCGCACTGGTATGAATGTTAAGAAAAAGGCAGTTACTGCGGAAATGTGGGAGATTGCTCCAAAGTTTGATACAAGGGGACTTCGTGAGCAATATGTAAATGGACTCATTTATAAAATGGGCGATATTGTTGAGAATCTCAACACTGGATTGATTGGTGAGATTGTCCGTAGAGGAACCAATCATCTCATTTGTGTCACCCAAGAGAACGTAATGTTTAAGTCTTGGATTCGTGATGTTATGGAATATACTGAGAAAACAATGGAACGTCGTATGAGAGTTCCTGGTAAACCAAACACTCTCGATGGCACTGGTGGATATCTTAAGAATGCGATGGCAGCAACTGGTACTACCACTATTAAGAATTTCATAAATAAGTACAAAGCTAAAAAGTAGTAGATAGCCATGTCTAATGGAATCGGTAAGAATCCTTTGAATGATATTTCAGAGGTATACTTAAAAATGCGTGAGTCATATAAGATTGAACCTCCTAAGGAAAAGTTGAAGACTGATCGTGACATGTTCAACATTCCTAAGGACGAACAAAAAGCTGCTAAGGAGCGTCTGTTAGCGAAGGCAGCTGCTAAGCGTGCTAAAATGAAAGAGGGACTTGATCCTGTTGGCAAGGAAGACGGTGATGTCAATAATGATGGTAAGAAGGACAGCACTGATTCTTATCTGATGAAGCGTCGTAAGGCAATTGCCAAAGCGATGAAGACTCGCAAGGAAGAACTTGAAATGCAAGAAGGCATCCGTGATAAGGATTCTGAAAAGGGAACTGCTGAGCGTAAGGCACGCCTTGAGAAAAAGCGTGGCATGAAGATGGATGATCATCCTCAGTACAAGAAAGAAGAAGTTGAGAATGTAGAAGAAGGCAAGTTCAGCGGATCTAAGTCTCACATCCAACGTGATGGCACCGCTTCTGCTCCCGAAAGAACTGCTGCTGAGCGTAAAAAGGATCGTCGTATCCTTGCTGGTTACGGCAAAGGTGGCATGGAAATGGCAGTGGATCGTGCAAAGAAAGAGCGTGATGAGAGACGTGCAGCTCGTATCAAAGAAGGTTTCTCTGATTGGAGAACTGATCTCATCGAAGTGATGGATGAGGATGAAGCAGAAAAACCTATCAAAGAGAAGAAGGTAAACAATAAGGTAAAAATCAATCCTAAACTTGGTGAAGCAATCGAACAGATTGGTGGTTCCTTGATTGAAGCAGTCGAAGATGATGAATTTGATGATATCGTTCAGAGTGTATATGATGAACTGATTGAAGAAGGATACTCTGAGGATGACGTTGAGGATGCGATTGAGTTTGCTCTGACTGAGCAACTGAACGAAGTAAGTGATAGTTATTATGACTCTGCTGTGAAGTCATCTAAAGCAGCTGCTGGTAAAATTAAAAGAGCAGAGATGATGAAGAAGGCGAAAGGACGCCTTAGATTTATGAAGAGAAAGGCAGGTGAAGTTGCTGGTAAACTGAAGAAGAAAGCAGTAAACAAGGCGGTTGATGTTGCATTCGCTGGCGCTGCTGCTAAAGATAAAGTTAAGAGTGCTGCTGCCACTGCTAAGAAAAGAGTTGCTGATGCTCCTAAAGTTGCAAAGAAAAGTATCAAGGACAGAATCAAGCAAGGAGCACTCGCTGTTGCAAAGCGTATGAGTGAGGATCTATCTGTTGATGATCAGATGAAGATCTCTCAGAAGTATAATAGAATGACTCCTGAGCAGAAGAAAGCAGCAAACAAGAAAGCAATGGGCGATGTTAAAAAGGTTGCTCCTAAAAAGGACACCAGAACAGACGCTGAGAAGATGACTGATGCAGTCGGTAAACCCAGAATGGGAAGTAGTGACTGATGCCTTTAGATCTGAAGAAAGACGATATGGGAGATGTCATCAAGGACTTTTATAAGTCCAAGGCACCCCAATTCAAAGGTAAGTCTAAGAAAAAAAGAAGGGAGATGGCCATTGCTGCCAAATTAAGTGCAGAGCGTGGCCCTCTTCCTGAAGCAGCACCCACTAACTCCACTGGAGATGGCGTTGCTAATTACATTCCATATCTTTTTAAGAATGAAGATGATGATGATCTAACTCAAGATTATCAAACGCCTGCTGAACCAGGAGAAGCGAAGTTTAGATTTTCAAACGTATATCCAGTATTAAAACTTTCATTATCGAATAGTCAAGGTGACGGGCCTAGTATCGATCAAATGGTTCATGCATCAAAAGAATACACTCAGTTGATGGATGATAACACCCTCAGACGCATCCGTGATAATATAAAAAGATTTCAAACGGAAGAATTCAATCCTCGTATTCCTAGAAAGAAGGGGCAACCTGCAAACTCTAAGAAGCACTCTGACTTATATACTGATGAGAATCCTAAAGGAACCATTCATGGTTTGGGATTCAAAGATGTTGCCACTGCTAAAGCATCTGTTTCTAAGATTCGCAATTCATCAAGATCTCATGCTCATAAGATTCAGGCAGCAGTTGCCATGGAACAAAGAGCAAGAGAAATGGGTAAGTCTGCTGAAGCAGCAGTCTACCGAAAGTATATTAATGCGATGAAAAAGAAGACTAAAAAGATGAATGAAGCATGGAGTGAGAAGTATAAGAAATCAATTGATTGTAACAATCCTAAAGGTTTTTCGCAGAGAGCGCACTGTCAAGGAAAGAAAAAGACATTTAAGGAGTTTATAGAGAATATATAGAGTGTAGAACTGAGGTTCATCATGCTCGCATTTTTACTTCCTTTAGCTTCAAAAATTATCAAAGATGCCGTCGCCCAGATTCCAGAAAATGAGGAACTCGGTGAGAAAATGGTTGAGATCTGTCTTATTATTCTTGCTAAGGCAGTTAAGTTAACCAAGACTGATATGGACGATCAACTGCTTGAAGTTGTGACAAAAGCAATCAAAGCGAGAGAAGAATAATTTATAAATATCTTATAGCAAATAAATTCATAGAGAACAGACATGGCACTCTGGGGAAATAATGACAATAAGTTTTCGGGTGGAACCGTATCCGTTAACTATGGTAATAGAACTGTAATTGGTAGCGGTACTTCCTTCGGAACAGTTGGTGCCGGTGGAACTGGTGATGTTATCAGATTTGGTAATGTTTTCAGTGGAGCAACTGGTTACTTTGGTGAGGCTGTTATCACTGGAGTAGGTGGTACTCAACTTGCACATATTCAATCTGTCGCTGGTTTGAGTGGTGGTGAGATTCATGAGGTTTCTTATCAAGTAACTCAATCTCCCAAGTATGTTGCAACAGATCCTACTCTGAATCAATCTAGTGGTAGTGTATTTGAGAGAACTAAGAAGTATTCTTCTTCCGTAACCTCAAGAGTTGCAATTGGTGATACTATTATTTTTGTTGACGCCGATCCTACCGCAGTTACTGATGCTGTTACTGGATTAGATACGGTTGTCTATGGAAGAAGTCTCTTCCAGGACATGAGAATGCGTTCTACTGTCACCGGAACCAGTTCAACCTCTATTATTCTTACCAATGGTGTAAGAGCACTCGATCATCACTATCATGCTAAGAAAGGCGAAACATTCGCTGCTGGAGCACTGAGTGTTGATGTTGTTGAGCGTCCATTTGAAGGTGATATTCACGGACTCGATGAGATTAAAGTTGGTGACAACTTCGTTACCATGACTTCTACAGATCCTGAAGTCATTACTAACAACATCGCTATCGGAACCATCACTACTCCTGCACTTGGAGTAAGGCGTCTTGAGTTCAGCGTTGGACTTTCTGCTCAGGTTGATGGTTTGGATGCTATCCACATCAGAAGAGGCATCGCCCCTGGTGAAGAAATCTTTGTTGTTGGTGGTGAAAGTGTTAAGAGTAAGGAGAATCAGGTAATCGGACTTTCTGCAGCGTCTGCTGGTGCTGCTCAAGGAACTCAGTTTGAAGCAGGTGTCGGTTGGGTTGGTGTTACCACCTATACTCAAGACGACGGAACCTTAAGAGTCAAGAAAGAAGTTCTGGTTGCAATGTCTGGTATCACAACCAGCACTGAATATCCGCCTACTACTATGGTTTGATATTGAAGGATGTTATTTAATGAATTGAATTCGGAGAACTTTCTCCTCTTTGCCATTAAAAATTATGAAAATCCTCAGGCAGTAACAAGAGAAGATTTCGATAAGGATCTAAATCATTTTAAGTATATTAAACGGTTGCTTAAAAGATATAAGTCAACCGGTGAGTTGAAGACACATCTTCTTCTCAATCACTTCATTGTACTTTATAATATTTTTGGTGAAGCAACAACGCCAATGTTGTTTTACAAAATTGATGAGCAAGATTTGTGGAGTTGTCTAAAAACGTTTGTAGTGTTTTTAGATAAACTCCCAGACTATCCTCATACCTACATTCATGATTTGGATATAGATGATACTTGTTTAAGAGAACTTATTTCTTTTCACAATGAGCAGTAAATCAGTCGATAAGTTTCTATTTCTTTTTAGAGAGATGATGGGTGCAGGGGCCATGGGTGCTCCTACCAATAATGTGGGAGATGGAAAAATCGCTGGCACTGCTGAGGCAGGAGATGATCCTCCGGTTAGATTAAAGAAAAAAAGAAAACCCACTCCGGTAGGAAGATACGGCACACGTAGAACCTGGCGACAAAATGGCGGAGCAAATTAAAGTTGCAGTATTAGAAGAAAGACTTCAAAACTTTGAGACATTAGTCTCTAGGTTAGACTCTGCCATTGAAAAAATTGCTGAGGTAAATAACAATGTGAGTAGGATGCTTGCCGTCCATGAAGAAAGAATTACGAAGCAAGAAGAAATCGACGCGGTATTGTTTGATAAGATCGACAAACTCCGTGATAAAATGGACAGCGATCATGACAGCGTTACTAAACGATTATCGATACTGGAACGGAAGCTTTGGATTGGAATCGGAGCATTGGGAGCAGTATTAATTTTAACGAACCCACAAGCGATCAAACTTGTTAAACCCTTGTTATCCTCTACTGAAAGTGCTATAGTAGCACCAGTAGTTGCCTTCGTGAATGGATCACATTGATTCTAAGTATATTGGGATTATTTCTCCGCGCTTAGAAAAGTTCAAGAGAGTAAAGGGAAACCTTTACAACTTCCGTTGTCCTATCTGCGGCGACTCGAAGAAGAATAAAAACAAAACACGGGGTTATATTTACTCTGTGAAAGCGAATACAAACTTTAAGTGTCACAACTGTGGTGCTTCAATGTCGTTTAATAATTTTTTGAAGCATGTAGATCCTCCGACTCATAAGCAATACTCATTAGAGAAATTTAAAGAAGGACACTCAGGTGGTAGGAATTTTGTTGTTGAAGAACCCGAATTTAAGTTTGAAGCACCAAAATTTAAGAAGAGTCTGAATCTTCCTAAAGCTTCTGAGAATGCTAGATCAGATGGATATCTGACTGCAAGAAAACTTGATACTTCTCAGTTCTACTACGCAAAGAAGTTTAAAAAGTTTGTAAATACACTCAAACCAACTTTTGATGACACTCGTTATGATGAAGAGAGGATCATCATTCCAATCTATTACAATAAAAATCTGATTGGACTTCAGGGAAGATCTATAGATCCTAACCCTGTTAAATATATCACTGTGATGCTTGATGATGATGCACCAAAAATCTACGGACTTGATAACATCCGAACAGATGCTCCAGTCTATGTTACAGAAGGACCTTTTGACAGCACGTTCCTTCGCAACGCGATTGCAATGTGCGGTGCTGACGCTGATGTTAGTAAGTGGGGGATTAGCAATCCTGTGTGGATCTATGATAACGAACCACGCAACAGGGAGATTGTCAATCGAATCAGCAAAACAATCGATAGTGGTGACTCCGTAGTTATTTTTCCATCATCTATGGATGAGAAAGATATCAATGACATGGTAATCGCTGGACATGATGTTCAGAAGATTGTAGAATGTAACACGTACAGTGGCTTGGAAGCAAAACTTAAATTCAACACCTGGAAGAAAATATGAGCAACGGTATTAAGGTTAAAAAGCGAGACGGTAGAATTGAGTCTCTTGATTTGGATAAAATGCATCTGATGGTTGATGAAGCAACCAAAGGACTTGCAGGTGTGTCAGCTAGTCAAGTTGAGATGACTTCTGGTATTCAGTTTTATGATGGCATCACCACAGCAGAAATTCAGGAAATTTTGATTCGTTCTGCTTCTGATCTGATTGATTTGGATCATCCTAACTATCAGTTCGTGGCAGCACGTCTGCTTTTGTTTAGTCTTCGTAAGAGTCTCTATGGGAAGATGAGAGAACTTCCTCATCTTGAGGCACATATTATGGATTGCACTGCAAAAGAAGTGTATGACAAAGATATTTTCATTAAATATTCTAAGGAAGAAATTGCGAGAGCAAATTCTTACATTGATCATACCCGTGATTTTCTTTTTACCTATGCTGGACTGCGCCAGGTAGCAGATAAGTATTTGGTTCAGGATCGTAGCACTGGTGGAGTGTATGAAACTCCTCAGTTCATGTATATGATGATTGCTCTGACTATTTTTGCAGAGTATCCCAAAGACACAAGGATGTCTTACGTCAAGAGGTATTATGACGCAATCTCAAAGCACAAAATCAACATTCCCACACCTATCATGGCAGGAGTGCGAACTCCACTTCGACAATTTGCTAGCTGTGTGCTTGTTGATGTTGATGACACCCTCGATTCTATCTTTACTTCTGATATGGCAATTGGCCGGTACGTTGCACAAAGGGCGGGAATCGGTATCAACGCAGGCAGAATCCGTGGCATCAACAGTAAAATCCGAGGTGGAGAAGTTCAACACACAGGCGTTGTCCCATTTCTCAAAAAGTTTGAGGCAACTGTCAGATGCTGCACACAAAATGGCATTAGAGGTGGATCAGCGACTGTCCACTTCCCAATCTGGCACCAAGAAATCGAAGACATCATTGTCCTGAAGAACAACAAAGGTACAGAGGACAATCGCGTAAGGAAACTTGACTACTCCATCCAGATTTCAAAACTTTTCTACGAACGTTTCATCGCTGATGGAGAGATTAGCCTCTTCTCACCGCATGACGTACCAGGTTTATATGACGCTTTTGGTACTGATAGGTTCGATGATCTATATGTTAGTTTTGAACGAAATGAGTTTATTTCAAGAAAGACTATCGGGGCACAGAAACTGATCCTTGATCTTCTGAAGGAGCGTGCAGAGACTGGACGCCTCTATATCATGAACATTGATCACTGTAACTCCCATTCTTCCTTTAAAGATAAGGTTGAGATGTCTAATCTCTGCCAAGAAATCACTCTTCCAACCTATCCTCTGAATCATATTGATGATGAGTATGGTGAGATTGCACTTTGTATTCTGTCTGCCATCAATGTTGGTAAAGTCAAGTCTGATGAAGAACTTGAGAATCTTTGTGATCTTTCTGTTCGTGGACTGGAAGAACTGATTGACTATCAGAAGTACCCTGTAAAGGCAGCAGAAATCGCTACAAGGGCGCGTAGATCGCTTGGTATTGGATTCATTGGTTTGGCACATTATTTGGCAAAACTTGGATATAATTATGGTGATCAAGAAGCATGGGATGCAGTCCATGGACTTGCTGAGTCCTTCCAGTATTACCTTCTGAAGGCGTCTAATCAACTTGCTAAGGAAAAGGGACACTGTGAATACTTTGGACGCACTAAGTATGCAGACGGTATTCTTCCTATCGATACTTACAAGAAAGATGTTGATGAAATTTCTAGTCAAGAATTAGCACATGATTGGGAAAGTCTTAGAGAGTCTATCTCCACCCACGGTTTACGGCACTCAACATTGTCTGCTCAGATGCCATCAGAGAGCAGTTCCGTTGTGTCAAACGCAACAAATGGAATCGAGCCACCTAGAGACTATTTGTCCGTTAAGAAGAGCAAGAAGGGCCCGCTTAAACAGATCGTCCCGTCTTACGCGACTCTTAAAAATAATTACACCCTTTTGTGGGATATGCCTGACAATAGGGGTTATATTAATGTTGTTGCTGTGATGCAAAAGTTCTTTGATCAAGCAATTTCTGGTAACTGGAGTTACAACCCAGAAAATTATCCTGACAATGAAGTCCCAGTGTCCATCATGGCACAAGACTTTTTGACTACATATAAGTACGGTTGGAAAACCTCTTACTACCAGAATACAAATGATTTAAAGTCTGACGAAGTAGAGGACGACAAAGAAAAACTGAATAGTATCTTGCAAGAATTAGAACAAGCCGAGGAGGGAGAGTGTGAATCCTGTGCAGTTTAAGGTTTCATCCGTGGACGACAAAAAGACAGAAGTCAAAGGAATGACTGTCTTTAACACAGAACAAGTAGATACCAAAAAGCAACCAATGTTTTTTGGAAAACCTCTGGGAGTCCAGAGGTACGATTCCTATAAGTATCCAGTTTTTGATAAACTGACTACCCAACAACTTGGATATTTTTGGCGTCCCGAAGAGGTGTCTCTACAGAAAGATCGTGGGGACTATCAAACTCTTCGTCCGGAGCAGAAGCATATCTACACTTCTAATCTGAAGTATCAGATCATGCTTGACTCAATTCAGGGTAGAGGGCCTGGAATGGCATTCATTCCTTACTGCTCTCTTCCTGAGTTGGAAGCATGTATGGAAGTGTGGGGATTCATGGAAATGATTCATAGTCGTTCCTACACCTACATCATCAAGAACGTCTATGCGGATCCCTCAGAGGTATTCGATAAGATCGTCACCGACAAGCGTATTCTGGAGCGTGCTAGCAGCGTTACAGAAGCATATGATGATTTCATCAACGGTGCTCAAACCTGGGGCAACGGACATATGTGGGAGAAAGATTTCAGAGATTCACCTACCGCACAATGGGAGATCAAAGATGTCAAGCGTAGACTCTACAGAGCAGTCGCAAACGTTAACATTCTTGAAGGTATTCGGTTCTACGTTAGTTTTGCTTGTAGTTTCGCCTTTGGTGAACTTAAGCTTATGGAAGGATCAGCTAAAGTCATCTCTCTTATCGCAAGAGACGAAAACCAACACCTAGCAATTACTCAGAATATTCTGAACAAGTGGAGAGCAGGTGATGATCCTGAAATGAAGCAGATCATGAAGGAAGAAGAAGAGTGGACTTATAAGATGTTTGATCGTGCTGTCAACGAAGAGAAGAAGTGGGCAGACTATCTGTTCAAGGATGGTTCAATGATCGGACTTAATGACAAACTTCTTCAGCAATATGTTGAGTGGATTGCTAATCGTCGTCTGAAAGCAATCGGACTGAAACCACAGTATGATATTCCCGCATCTGCTAACCCTCTGCCCTGGACGCAGCATTGGATCTCCTCTAAGGGACTTCAGGTTGCCCCTCAGGAGACTGAAGTAGAGTCCTATGTGGTTGGTGGTATCAAGCAAGATGTGAAAAAGGACACATTCAGTGGTTTTCAACTCTGATTGTTGCTATACATAAGGGGAGTAATATCCCCTTATATGCCACGTAATCAAATTACAGTTGCGGAGATTAGAACAAGAGTAGAGAAAATTAAAAATGAACTCTACTGGGAAGAAAATAAGTACGGTGAAGAAGCCAGAGGTTTAGCACATAAATACGTCAATATGGTGCTAGACGCTATCGATGAGTATCGAATGTGATTATGAAAATCCATGGTATTTTAAAGGATCACCTTTTGTATCTGAGGATATTGACGATCTGTACGGTTTTGTCTACCTCATTACAAATCTCAAAAATAATCGCCAATACATCGGTAGAAAATACTTCTGGCAGTTCAGAACTCCTAGAGGTAAAAAACGAAAAGTAAAATCAGAATCCGATTGGAAAAAGTATTATGGTTCTTGTCCAGAGCTTAAGGAAGACATTATCAAATTCGGCAAACAAAATTTTAGCAGAACTATTATCAGTGTTCATAAGACGAAGGGCAAAACTAATTTTGAAGAAACCAGACAACTCTTCATCAACGGAGTCCTTACAGAATCCCTTGACACAGGAGAACCCAAATACTACAATAGTAACATCCTCAGCAGATACTTCCGAAAAGACTACTATGGAAATGGAAACGGATGTGGTGATGCAAGCCCGTGATTGGGCAATCACCAGAATCGAAAAGATGGGAGCAACTGAATCAGTTGATCAAATCTATGACAGACTTGCAATGATGGATGAATGGTACGAGTGGTTCGATCTTGACAAAATGGATGGAATGGACTATATTGTACTCGAAGACACAACTCAAAACTCTGAATCAGAGATCTGAGTCTTCTTTCTGGGTACGTAGCATAATGGATAATGCCCCCGCCTTCTAAGCGGTAGATTGTAGGTTCGAGTCCTACCGTACCTGCCTCGCGGGATTAGTTCAGTGGTAGAACGTCAGCCTTCCAAGCTGAATGTCGTCGGTTCGAGTCCGATATCCCGCTTAACGGACTGGAATACATCCGTGCTCACATCTCCGAGAAAAAAAAGAATCGGAACAACAACCCATGTGAGAGAGAGGTGGGATCCCTCTTGAGCCTCCCCTGCTGACGAGCAGGGGATATTCCCCTTCCTCTATAGCTCAGTTGGTAGAGCAGGTGACTGTTAATCACCCTGTCCCTGGTTCGAGTCCAGGTGGAGGAGCCAGCAAGATTAGCTCAGCGGTAGAGCAATTCGTTTACACCGAATTGGCCGGCGGTTCGATCCCGTCATCTTGCATTCCCATAGGAGGACTATGAAAAATGATTACCGTCAGATGCAAAGAATGCAACACAGAACTTTGTAGTAATAATAAAACTCAAGTCTGTGGTTGCCCTAACATGATGTCTGTGCGTGGCGACAAAGTTTCTGCACAGGATCTTAGTAAGGTTGTTATGATTAATTCTGATAAGAAAAAGTTATCAGATAAAGTTCTTTCTAATCAAGATCTTGCATATCAAGAGCAGAGAAGAAAGAGAAAAGTTCGTAAGTTAGATTTCGATGTTAGATGAAGAGGCTTTGGCGTATCTGGGCAAAAGCATTAGGACGTAAAGATGGACGAGATGATAGAGAAGCAGATATTATTGCTTGCATACGCACCTTTATTCTTGTGTCTTACATGGTTAC